TGGTCGGTGCTTGGCATTCTCAAGCGCTTTGCCGAGCGGGTAAAACACGCACCACTTCCAGGACTTCCAACTTCTCACAGGAGCAGGAATGATAAAGCTTGAAACCAAGCGTGCGTCATTGGCGCTCAGCGAAGTCGAAATTGATGGCAGCTTTTCGGGCTATGCCAGTGTTTTCGGACTACCTGATCTTGGCAATGACATTATCGAAAAAGGCGCTTTTGCAAAGTCGCTTATGACCCGTCAATCATCTGGTGTGCGGATGCTATGGCAGCATGATGCGGCTGAACCGATTGGCGTCTGGACCGATATTCGTGAGGATGCACGCGGTCTTTATGTTGAGGGCAGACTTGCGAAAGGCGTGGCCCGCGCTCGTGAAGCGCTGGAACTGATGCGGGCTGGCGGGCTGGATGGACTGTCCATCGGCTTTCGCACGATCAAGGCGCGCAAGGATGCACGCACTAACTTGCGCCATATTGTTGAAGCGGACCTCTGGGAAATTTCGGTGGTGACGTTTCCGATGCTGCCGCAGGCACGGATCAATAATCTGAAAGCGGATTTGCCGACAGTCAGAGAGTTTGAACGCTGGCTCACGCGGGATGCGGGGTTGAGCCGTTCTGCTGCACGTCTGGTGATAGCCAAGGGCTATTCAGCACTTGCAGCCTTACAAGGTCGGGATGAGCGGGACGCTCTCAACCCCGAAGATCAAGGCCTTGCGCAGCGTATGCGCGCCGCCTGCAAGATGATGTCTTTTAACTAAATCAGGATCAAAAATGAAGAACACTCATACAGTCCCGCTCGAAACCAAGAGCGTGGAAACGAAGGCGCTTGGCGCTAATCTGGGCAATGACGGCGATGTGTCGGAAGCTTTTGACGAATTTATGACGGCATTCTCGGCTTTTCGTGAAGCCAATGATGAGCGTCTCAAGAAGGTCGAAAAGAGTGCCGATGTCGATGTGCTGCTGCGCGAAAAGGTTGATCGTATCAACCGAGCAATCGATGAGCAGAAACAGGCGCTTGATCAGTATGTTCTGAAAACTGCTCGCCCCCAGCTTGGTAAAGGTGCAGTTGTTGAAAACCGCGAGCACAAGCAGGCTTTTGATGGCTACGTGCGCCGTGGTGATGAGCAGTTGCTGCGCGGCATTGAGCAGAAGGCACATTCTTATGCCTCCGGTCCGGATGGCGGCTACCTGGTGCCAGCAGAACTTGAAACCGAAATTGGTCGTAGATTAGCTGTACTGTCGCCAATCCGTGGCATTTCAAGTGTGCGTCAGGTTTCCGGTGCCGTGCTCAAAAAGCCGTTCTCGGTCAGCGGTCCGGCCACAGGCTGGGTCGGTGAAACCGATGCGCGTCCGCAGACGGCTTCGGCAAAGCTCGCCGAGTTGCAGTTTCCAACCATGGAAATCTACGCAATGCCAGCCGCAACGTCTTCGCTGCTCGATGATGCCGCCGTCAATGTCGAACAGTGGATTGCCGAAGAAGTGGAAGCAGCCTTTGCCGAGCAGGAAGGCGCTGCCTTTATCAGCGGCAATGGCGTCAACAAGCCAAAGGGCTTCCTCAGCTATGACACGGTTGAAGATGCAAGCTGGGAATGGGGCAAGATTGGCCACATCGAAACCGGTGTTGCGGGTGCGCTGCCCGCAGCCGATCCATCCGATAAGCTGATCGAACTCATCTATGCGCTGAAAGCCGGTTATCGCCAGAATGCAAATTTCGTCATGAACCGCAAGACGCAAAGCGTGCTGCGCAAGCTCAAAGATGCCGACGGAAATTATCTCTGGCAGCCACCATCGGCTGTTGGCGAGAAAGCCTCGTTCATGGGCTTTGGCCTTGTCGAGGCCGAGCATATGCCAGACATCACAGCCGATGGAACGCCGATTGCTTTTGGTGATTTCGAGCGTGGCTATCTGGTGGTCGATCGCATCGGTGTTCGCGTGTTGCGCGATCCATATTCCGCCAAACTCTATGTGCTTTTTTATACCACCAAGCGCGTTGGCGGCGGTGTTCAGGACTTCGATGCAATCAAGCTTCTGAAGTTTGCCGCGTAACAATTTTACCAACGGGCATCTTTTCTGATCGCAGCGGGATTGGAAATTAGTCCAGTGGACTAATTTCCCCGCGTAGGCGCTTCACACTTTTCGGGATGCGCTTTTAGCAGCGGTTTTGCTGCAATTCTGCATCGCTACCCTGCCGGTTTTGGCAGCTAGATTCAAATTGCAAACGCGTTGAATCTTTTTCTGGGGTGCCATTCGTAACTATCTGATTTGAGAGTTATTTTAAGGGAAAAATAAAATGACAATGTTTCTTGTCACGCCGCCGGCGTTAGAGCCGGTGACGCTTGCAGACGCGCGCGCATTTTTAAGAATTTCAACCGAGAGCGAAGACGACATTCTCCGCCGTATTATCAAGACGGCACGTGAACTTGTCGAGGCTGATACAGGACTGGCACTGATCGACCAGACCTGGCGCTTGCGTGTTGATCGCTGGCCACGTTCGGGGCGTCTCGCTCTTTTCAAATATCCGGTAAAAGCCGTGACCGCCGTGATCGCATATCGTTCTGATGGAACCGCGATAAGTATGGAGCCGGAAGAATTTATGCTCCAGCATGGCCGTCGTCCGCAGCGTGTCTACATGGCGCAATATCCTGATGCGCAGTCGTTCTGCGGTCTTGAAGTCGACTTTATTGCGGGCTTCGGGGAAACTGGCGTCGAGGTGCCTGATGCACTCAAACAGGCGATACTCACATTGACCGCACATCTCTATGAGAACCGCGCTGGCCTTGACGGAGCTAAATCAGAGCTTCCGTCGTTGGTGGGGCAGATGGTCGATAGCTGGCGGCGAATATCCCTATGAACAACGTGTTGTTTATTGATCCGGGTCAGCTCACCGCAGAGCTGGCTCTGGAAGTCCTGCATCCGATTGCCGATGGTATGGGCGGCTATCGCGAAACATGGATGGAAGTATCCACCGTTTGGGGGCGCATCGAACCTGTATCCACCAATCAGCGCGATTTCGGTATCCGGCCACGCCCGGAAATAACCCACCGCATTTTGGTGCGTCACCACGAGGATATTTCGACGGATAAACGCTTCCGCAAGGGCGGGAGGATTTTCACGCTACGTTCCGTACACGATCCGGATGAAAGCGGGCGCTATCTGATCTGTCTGACAGTGGAGGAGGGACGGTGAACCTAACCATGAAATTGACGTTTGATGGCCTCGTACGCGCGCTTCGTTTCAAACAGATAGCCCTGCGTGAGGATATTGCCATCGCAACATCTGGCGGCGGAGGCGACGTGGAAAAATTGATCGGGGAACAGAATGAAGAACGGCGCGGTAGCATTGCAGAAAGCACTTTATGAGGCCTTGAAGAACGATGACGAACTGATTGAAACGCTTGGTGGTGAACATATTTATGATCATGTACCACCCAAAACTGCATTTCCTTATGTCACGCTCGGCGAGACGTTGAGTAAGGACTGGAGCACGGCAAGCGAGCCGGGTGGGGAGCATTTCCTCAACATACAGATTTGGGCGCGGGAGGCTGGGCGCAAACGCGTTCTGGAGATTGCCGGACGCATCGCCACGCGTCTCGACGAAGAGCCGCTTGCGGTGGATGGCCATCGCGTTGTCAATCTTATGCTGACGGAAGTTCTGGCGCGCAATACCGACGGGTTCGGCAGCTATCTTGGCACAATGCGCTATCGCGCTGTTACCGAACCAGCAAGCTAAATGAGGAACATAGAATGACAGCTCAACGCGGCAAGGATATTTTGCTGAAGATTTCGCATGGCACCGGACAGTTTGAAACCTGTGCTGGTCTGCGTACCAAACGCATAGCTTTTAATGCTGAAACGGTGGATGTGACGGATGCTGACGCCGCCGGACGCTGGCGGCAGTTGCTGGCCGGAAGTGGCGTACAGCGCGCTTCGGTCAGTGGATCGGGCATCTTCAAGGATGCAGCATCGGACGCTTTGATCCGGGGCATCTTTTTCAACGGTGAAATCCGAGACTGGCAGATTGTTCTGCCCGACTTTGGCACTGTCACCGGCATGTTTCAGATCGTGGCTCTGGAATATGGCGGCAATCATGATGCCGAAGTGACGTTCGAAATTGCGCTTGAATCCGCAGGCCTGATTGCATTCGGAGAAGCGCTATGATGGTCAATCGCCATCGCGGCGAGGTTGCGGCAAAGTTGGATGGCCGTGACTGGACTCTCTGCCTGACGCTTGGTGCGCTGGCAAAATTAGAGTCAGCTTTTGAAGCTGACAATCTTTCTGATCTTATTGCGCGCTTTTCCGGCGGCAAGCTTTCTGCTTTCGATATGCAGCGGATCATCTGTGCGGGCTTGCACGGTGGCGGGCATGATGTGTCTTTTGAAGACGTGGCCGATATGCGCGCTGATGGTGGCGCCAGCGGCTATGCGCGTATTGTTTCAGCGCTTCTGACGGCGACCTTTGGAACAGCAGAAAGCGATTCTCCCTCAAACCCTTAAGTGCCGCAGTTGAATCAGTTCCTTCACGCCAGCCTTTTCCCTGGGATGAGGTAATGCGTGCGGGCTTTGGTCTGCTGCGGCTTTCTTCAAAAGACTTCTGGGGCATGACCCCACGCGAGCTTGCAGCCGTTCTTGGACCGGCTTCACA